CCCAAATTAGAAGAATCTTCAAAATCTAAATAAAATTTGTTAGTGCCTGAGGGTTTGCTTGCTACATTAATAGGCTTCCATATACCAGTATCACTATCAAACTCACCAAACTCTGTAGGTGCTGATGCAGTACCATCTTGATAACAGATTTCACACATATAACCAGCAAAAGGACTGTCATTATCTACACTGTTGTAACCTATAACCTGTTTTTCAAAATTAATGCCTAAATTATCATTTTGACTTGGATTATTTGTAGTGCTAAAAGAAGTTTCTTGCACTCCATTTACATACAATTTAAACCTATCATTAGCTGTGCTTTGTGTTGTATCAAAGGCTATAACTATGTGATACCAAGCAGAAGTATCTCGAAACACTCTATCTGTATTTCGCCAAACAGTAGAGCCACCTGCAATCCTTAATGTATCATCTGTTTGAAACCTAGCAAAAGTTCTACCATTATCGTTATCAGTATTGCCAAAAGTAAAAAGATATTGAGCAGTGCTAATTTCTGTTCTTTTAATCCACATACTAATAGTGCCTACATCTCTATTACCAGCACTACTAACATCTCTTGTTAGATATTCAGTGTTATCAGCTTCAAACTTTAAAGAATTAGCTACATCATACCCAGTAGAGACACTTCCTCGATTAGCTGTTCTTTGTAAAGTTTCCATTAGTAATCTTCAGGATTAGGTAATAAATAACCAAATATAATCCAAAAAGCTAAAAATAATTCAAGCATTAGCTTTGGGTTAAGTTTTGACTAATACCGATATTTTGCCATTTTGAACCATTATAACGGAATGCGTAAATATCAGTCTTAGCATCTGTAGCGGTCTGTGTTGGTGTTTCATCACCCACAAATTCAAATACCGCGTTCCATGCCAAAGTATATGGACCGCTCGAAGCGTGCTGTGCTACCTCAATACTAATAATAGCTCCCTCTACTGAATTACTTGGACTACCTATGGTTGAATTTTCTTCTAGCAATAAAAATGCATTTGCCGCAGCTTTTGCATCCCAAGATACTGTGCCATCAGTTAAAGATACTTGAGTAATATTGGCTGAAGTAGATGCTGTCACTATCTGTGGCATAGTCACATTTTGGTTTTCATCTACTGATATAGCAGGTGTTGTGCCTACCGTAGATCCTAAACCAATTACTAAATCATCAGCACTATCGTCAAGTCCTATATAAAAGTCTTGGGCATTACCATCAAAAACTATTTTAGTGTCTTCTGCTGTAGCATCACCAATCGTTAAGGTGGTACCGTTGATAGATAAACTATCGGTAACAGCTAGATCTGTAAGCGCATCTAAAACTGCGGCCCCAGAACCTGCTCCGTCTAGTTGAACTACCGCTACTTTACCTGGAGCGATAGTTACGTTAGCACCAGAGCCTTGCGATATAATTATGTTTTGAGATCCACTTGTAGCGTTTTCTATTATTTGCACCCTTTTCATAGTGTTAGGGCCAATGGTAATTGTGCAAGCTGAATCTAGCGTGCCAGTATATTTTAAATAAAAAGCCCTGCCTTCATCAGAACTACCATCTGCAACTGTTGTGGTGTGAGTATCTGCGTTAGTAGTAATTGCTTCTGTTCCTACACCTAAAGCCTCTCCTATCAACTCTAAATTGGTATTTGTAGAAGTACCCCAAGTTCCAGACTCGTCACCTGTTGCTATTTCTTTTAACCTTAAATTATTAACGTAAGTTGCCATAGTTTTTTACCTCGTTTCTATATTAAATTATGCCGCCACTTCTGTCCAATTAGGAGTTTGATTATCATCTACTTCTTGCCATTTAAATGGAGTGCCAACTTCTGCACTTGCAGACACGCCTGTAATTGTAACATTAGCTTTACAATTAAATGTAAATGATCCAACAATAGCATTAGCATTAAAGTTGACTGTTTCAAACCTATTATCAGTTTTAGTGGTTGCAGTACCAAGTGCTGATGTGCCTTCTTGTCCTGTTGGTGTTTGATTAGCTTTGGCTGTAATTGTTGGCGTGCCAAGACCACTTGTGGCTTCTAAGCCACTAACAATTGTATTAGCCTCTGCATCAGTGGTTGCAGTACCAAGTGCCGATGTGCCAGCTAACCCTGAGATTGTTATAGTGTTGTTTGAAATTGTGGTAGCTGTTCCAAGCGCTGATACACCTGCAAAACCATTTACGCCTACAACACCCCCAGCATCTACCGCAACACCACCATTTACTGCTGTTACGCTTAATCCTGTAAGAGTGACGTTTGCTTCAGCATCTATTGTTACAGTGCCTAATGCGGATGTGGCTGCGGATGGTGCAGTTAGTGTGAATGGCAAGGCTGTTCCCCAAGCACCCTCGTTCCAAGTGCCTCGACCCCAGCCGTTAATAATAGCCATTTAAGGCTAGGCTATTCTAATAATAGCCGTAGAAGCTGCTGCTGCTGGAAATACAATTGTAAAGTCTCCAGCGGTAGATGTTTTGTCTCCACCAAAGTCAATTGTTGCAACTGATTTATCGCTATTGGTATCGTTATAAATCATACAACCTCTAGCTGTAACTGTAGCTGTACTAAAAGTTAAATCAGCAAAATCAGTAAAACCTGTGGTTCCACTTGATGTTGGTGCAACTTTAGTAAGTGCAGATCCACCAGATGTATAGTTTGTACCAGATGCTTGACCTGTTGTAGTAAAGGCTGTAGTTGTAGCTCCTAAAGTAGCTGAACTTGTATATAAAGCAAGTTTGAAAGCGTTTCCGTTTGTCGCAAAGTTATGCGTAGCAGTAAGAAGCTCTTTCTTAAAACTTGTAGTTAATGTTGATGATATTGCCATTATTTCAACTCCTTAAATATTTTTGCCAAATCTTCGTGTCCTTGGCTAACAAGTAAATTATGTATGGTACATCTTTCACTATTGATAGCCTGTTTCATATAATAAAGTATTGTTTTATAAATTGCTAGTTTGTAAGCCTCGGCTTGCTGTCTTACATGTGGCGCAGCATTTTCTGAAATACCGCAAATCCTGTTCGTAAGCTGTTCTGCCCACCATTCAGGATCGTGGCCTTTATTAATTTCTGTTTTTACTGTTATTAAGCCTAGGTTTGAGCTTGCAGAGTCATCTATCATTTTCTACCATTTGTTAGGTTCAACAGGGCTTGTTTTATCATCATGCCTACCAATTAACATAGCATCAGGAGTTTTTCTTTTATATTGTAATTCGCTGGCTTTTTTAACAATAAGCTTATCTTTATCAATTAAAGGAACCAAAGGATCTGCGAGTCTATGATAACCATATAACTTTTCTTGTATTGGTATAGCTGTGTCTAACAAAGTTGATGTTTGTGCTATACCAACCTCTATTCCAGCGTGCATACATTTAGATAACCAAAATTCTACACAGGCTCTGCCTGACTCGGCAAAGTGTAAATTGCCTTTGTAAGTGAAATCCACGCCATACATACGAATGGCTCCTACTTTATTCCAAAGTGCAAAAGCTATAGCGTAGGCAACAGTATTGTTAAGATAGGTACAACTAAGATCTTTAACTATTTCTTCAATAGGATATAAAACTAGATTTTTGGCTCTTTCATCTAGCTCGCATGTATAAATAGGTTTTTTACCGTCTTTAAGAAGTTTATTCATACCATGCGTTTGACCGCCAGCATCATCGCTGTCAAGAAATCTTGATGGTGGGTCCATCATAAAAGTGCGGTCGTGAAATATAACAGAGCCAACTGCGTTGATTCCCCATACCTCATCAAAGTGATCGCCGTGAGATGCGGCTAAATTGTATTCAAACCAGCTTTTGCCAAGACCAACAATAGCAATGGTTTTACCCTCAAGTTTTTTTATTGGTTTCATATCTTTCTACGATACGTTTGTTCTTAGCGAGTCGTATCGGTACTCGTCTCTTCTACCTCTTGCTTCAGCTTTATTTTTTAATCTGCTTATTTCTTGTAAAAATCTGTTTTCGTACAAAGCTAATAAATCAGGCTCTCCTTTCATAAAAGTGTAGGCTTCAACTAAACAACCGTATATTAAAGCATTTCTAGCATGTTCTGCTAACCAAGTTCCAGTTGTATCAGTTACTAAAGAATTAGGTTTATATAAATAATGTAGTTCTACCTCGTAGCTTGAATTTGGAGTAGGGGCAACAATAAGGGTTGACTCTTTGGTGCCTGTAGCTAAATCTTTATCATAATCGCCATAGTAAAGTGGTAAGCCATACTTTGTACTATCAGTTGGATCTGGTGTGTATTCTTGCATAAAGCTTGTATGTTTTTTTTCTAAAAAATTATACTCGCCATTTGAATCAATCGTTGCCAAAGAAAAACTTAGTTCAAAGTCAGATGGAGCTGTCAAAAATCTAGAACCTAAAGTAAGTTGTCCTTGTTTTGAGTTCTGTCAGCGTCATGTTGTATTTATAGTACCGCCCATACCTGAATGATTAGTACAGTAATAATAAAGCGTAGGTGCTCCACTTGCAACTTCTATCTGAGTGTAAGCCCCTGAAGATCCTGGAGTTCCTGATGTGGTTACGCCAGTTGTGTACTCAGATCCACCGCTATGAGTTCCATTTGAAGTGGTTGAAAATCTTAATGGGTGCCCAGAATTACTGCTATCAGATTGGTCAAAACGGTAAGTACTGCCCTCAGTTAAATCTAATGTTGCTTGTCTTGAGCCATTAATATAAAAATAGTTTGAACCATAATAACTAGCAACCGTAACAGTGTAAGTTGTAATTGAAGGTGCTGGAGTCGGGGCAGGCGTAGGAGATGGTGTTGGGCTTGCTGCTGAAACGCCGCTAATTGTAACTTCTCCTACAGCACTATCAACCCTAAACCCAGCTATTGACCTGCTTATAATTTTATCGTTATTAGAAATGACAAAACCTTGACCAACTTCTTTATCGGTATCAGGTCTTGGCTTGTATAAACTTTGTGCATCAGCTGGAGAGTTAGAAGTTTCTAGTTGTGGATGTTTTGTTTCAAAACAGTTTGGGCAAACTTTTAATCCATTCCATTCTTGTTTCAGTTGTAATAACTTGTATCTAAAACCGCATCTATCACATATGGCTAATGCTTTTTTGCCACTAGCATAAGCCATTACAAGCCTCTAAGGTAAGGTCTAATTTTAAATGATGCTCTATCTTCGTCTTGTGATTGTGCTCTAGCAAACTCTTCTTCATAAACTTGTTTTAGTAATGGAGTTTTTTCAGGCGCTCTTTTCATTGATATGTAATAAGCTAAACCTGCAGAGAAACAAGGATAAAATCTGAATGGCATGTCCATATTGTCTGTTGCTGTATCTGCATCATCCATACGAACAAGTTTATTAAATACTAAAATATCAGTAGAATTTTCTGGTGTAGGCCAAACATTAATAACTGGTATGCTTTGTTTATCTAAAAAAAATTGTGTTGGCCTTGCTTTTGTAGTTTTATTAGGAATGTTTATATATTCACTTCTACTTAATCTAGTCATACTTAAATCCGTCTGATTATTACTTACGGTTTTTCTAGAAACCATATCTAATATATCTATAACATTTGAATTTAGAGTATATGCAGATGTCCCTTCAGTAACGGTTTGAGTGGTTTGTTCAATAGTCCATTGATTTAAACCACGATTAGCCCACTCTGCCAACATAATATTAATAGATCTACGAGCAGTTTTTAAATCATACCCTGTTCTAAGTTCAACGCCGCATCTTTCAAAGGCCTCTTCAATAAACTCAGTTACATTTGGTTCAAAATCTGTACTACCTGAAGTTGCCATTATTTTTTACGCTTTGTTGTTTTAAGACTTTTTTCAATAATTTTTGCTTGTGCAAGATGAGATTTAGAAGCTTTTTTTAATGCACTAACTAATTTTCTTTTTTGTGCAACTGTTAGTTCTGCCATTATTCCTCCGTATCGTTATACAAGTTATCAAAAACTCTATTGACATCTAAGGTATAGTCTAAATCAGATTTTGAGTAATGTATATGTGCAGATGGTCTAAAGTCTGGCGCACCACTGCCTGTTTCAAACCAAGCAGGATGTGTAACTCTAACTCTGTTATTAGGTAAACCAACTATATTGCCTGTCCAATCACCAGCATCTAATAATTCTAAAACATGTGTGCTTTTATGTTGTGCAGGATCATCAGCTATCTCACTTTCTGCATAATCTACCGTAAAGTAATATTTTGCTGGAAACATCTTGCCGTCTATTTTAGCAAGCCAAGGACAAGGAGTTGCCCTATTGATTACATATACAGAATTATGATGTGAAGAACAGTCCCAGGGTTGAGCGTCATGAACTGCCATAGGCTCTGGCCATTGATCAAAAGGTGTATCGCCAACTAAAGCTGTTATGGGCATACGGGCCCACATAGCTCCACCATGAACCGTATCTTCTGGTTCTCCTTCTGCTTCTATTCCTGTAAATATTATATGAAAACCAAGACATCTATTTGGCATGGTAGTAACACCCACAGCCATAGCATGAAGAAACTCGCCATGATATTTGTCATGGTTATGAGTGTACTCTCTTCTTACCCAGCATTTAAAATGCGGGATGTTATTGTAAAGATAAGACAATTTAAGCTTTTACTAACTTATACCCTTTTTTCTTAGCTTGAGATCTAATTTGTGCAAGCGTCATGCTTTTAGGTGCTCCACCTTTACGCATACCTTTCATGCCGCCTTTTGCGTAACCTTTGGATTTTTTACCCATACCGCCATTTTTAAAACCTTTAGTCTTTTTAAACATAATATCTCCTACGACCTTGTAGTTACTTTTCTTCTATTACCTAAAACAGCTCCACAGCCTTTTGCTATAAAGCCACCTCCTTTAAGTTTAACACGATTTTGTTTTTTCATGTTTTTTTCAATAACGGATTGCATGTGTTCTTCGTAAGAATTTTGCACATTATCATCCATTCCAAATTTTTTATTACTTGCCATACCGCCTCCTGATAATTTATTAGAAACATTAATTGGTTTACCTCTTCTTTTTGGATTTGGGTCTTTGCGACGTTTTCTAGCCACCAATTTTGCTCTTTGTTCTTTACTTAAACTATTTGCTTTTTTGCTAGGTAAACATTTTGGTTTACCCTCTGCTTTTTTTCTATCTCCACAAGAACCTTTAATAGATCCATCGGCTCCTATACGAACCCACTTTTCATCTAACCATTTTTGCAATTGACCCATAATTTTAGCCAGATGAACTCATTACGGCACCAAAACCTGCGTTTGCAATACCACCACCAGCAAACTTTTTTCTTTTTCTTTTTTTAGCTTTTGATTTTTTTGCATAGTTTGGATCTTTGCAATATTTAGAAGCTGCTAAATTAGCATATGCACTGGGATAAACATCAAAAGTTCTTTTAGCCCAAGCTTTGCCTTCTGGACATATTTTACCTTTACTCTTTGTTTTCTTTGCCATTATTTTATTCTACCAAATTTTTTTCTAATTGCATCTTTACCACGTCTAAATATTTCAGCTTGTCTAGGTTTATTTCCATATTTAGATCTTTGCTCACCAACAGTTAATATCTGTATTAATCTTGCAAATGGTTTTTTTGTTTTTTTAACTTTTGCAACCGTATCTCTAGCATCTTGTATTGTTGCATATTTTATTGAAACAGTATCTTTTGGGTTTTCATCTGTATATAGACGACGACCACTACCTTTTGGTTTTTTGCCTGTTCCTTTTTTTGGATCTGCCATTTAGCAACGCCATTGTCTACGCGACCAATAGTTTGCTTTGGTTCTATCACTGCCTAAATTTTTACTACGAGCACAATAAGCTTTTCTTTTTTTAGGATTATTAGGATGGGCTCCTAGCTTAGGATCGCCAAAAGTCACGCGT